TCTAACTCTTTTTCACTTCACAATCCGATTCAACTTTCTGTTTGATTCACATTTTCATTTTGACGAAATATTGTTAATTCACTATGTGGTCATACCCTGATCAATTGTGTTAAACTTAATAGCATTGCTCTTCCTCCTGTCCTATAATTACTGTTTCACCAAAGTGCGCCATAACAACTCTTCCGTCTCTAATATTTACACCTGATGGAACAGCCGTATCACCACTCCCATATCCGGCGGTAATAAAGACATTACTCCCGGTCAGATGTGGGTTAGAAGGCGTATACTGATCTCCATCCGTCATGTTCGCTATCATGATACCGGTGTTGTCGGCGGAGAGGTAGTTGGTGGCGGTCTTGGCGGCTTTCAGCTCCTCGATTTCGCGGAGGGTGCGGAACTTCCCGTCGTAGAACTGGTACAGAGGGTTTTCCGCAGTCAGGTAAACCTGATAAGCAGAGTATGCAATGCCTACATAAACATATGTCTTGCCATTCTCCGCGGTCGGAAGCGTCTGCGTCCACCATGTACCATCCAGATAAAAGAGCCCGTTCGTAAGCGTGCCGACCAGATACACAGGTTTCCCGATTTCCAGCGTGCTCCCGCAGTTGGAGGAATACCGGAAGTCGATCGCAGATGCATCGTAGCACGTACCTGTTGAGGCTCCTGCCGCATATGAAGAACTACTACCCATATAAAGCAATTTATCAGGGTTAAGCCCGCCGGTGTACCGCGCTTTTGAAGTGCCTGTCCCTGCCGTCGTCGTGAGCGACGTCCATGTGTCCTCCGTGTCACGCATGATCAGGCTGTACTGCTTCACCCCGTTTGCACCTGCCTTGACGGTTCCGCCATAGATGCCCACCGTGTTCGTGTTGTAGTTGAACTGCACGATCCAGTTCGTACCGTCATAGATAAACTGGTACACGTTGTTGGCGCGAAGGTATCCCGCGCCGGCGATGTTTCCTGGAGCGCCGCCGTTGTTAATGTACTTAAGAGGCTTCGCCCCTGTGCCATTGACATTCAGGGTCAGGCTTCCGACTGCTCCGGAATTGGTATTGTCAAATTTCACATTAACAACCGCGCCTGCCTGCAATACAAAATCCGTTGTGGCCGGCGTGATCGTTGCAACCTTCGCCGTCGTCCCCGCGGCAGTCTCGCAAATGGCATACCATACAGACTGCTGGAGAGCCGTATCCGCCGCATCCTTGGCCTGCACGCTCTTGTTATAAGCCGCCTTCGCCGCCTCATAGGAGCTGGACAGGGAAACGTCCGAGTACTCAAAAGAGCCGTCCGAAAAGGTGGTTTTCTGGCACACATACAGGCTGTTTGTGCTCCCCTCCGTGTAGGACGGCTCTGTGGTCGTCCAGCCGGAGGGAGTCACTGTTGTGGGCTTCGCGGGGGCGGAGGCGGTCGATGCCTGCAGCTTGTAGTACCACACCACCGTGGTTATATCCCGCAGGTGATGCAGTGTGATAGAGTTTCTGGCAAGTATCATATACTCACCCCCTTATGATTCCAGTCTCGCCTCGTAGGTCTCTGCGTCGTTTACATCCGATGCCTGCACGGTCAGGGTCATGCTGTGGGTGCTGTTCAGCTTGGTCGTGCTCTCAGCGCCCTTGTACCAGTACACAGAGCCCAGCGCAGTGATAGCCGTCCCGGTCAGCTCCGTGTTGCCCTTGAAGACGTGCGCGGTCAGGGTCTTGGAGCCGGAAGAGTTTTTAAAGACTGTGCCGCCGGACGGGATAATCACGATGGTCAGCGCATCCTCTCCATCATCCCCCGTGTCTCCCTTGGGCACCTTTGCCCAGGATAGCTTTTTCGTGATCGTCTGGCTCGCTGCAGTGAAAGTAAGAGTGACCTCGCCAGACATAGTAGCAGCTGCACCCAGCGTACCGTTTGCGGCTACAGAGATCACGAGGGATCCATCTGCAGAAGTCGTCGCATCCGAACTGGACTTCTTGGTCATGCCACTGGGGAGTGTTGGATTGGCAATGGTGCAGGCAATCCTGCTCGTCCCCTGGTATGCGGCAAAAGGAATAGTTATGTCGAAAGCCTTCGCCACAAGGCCGCCGTTCGTACAAGGGATGCTGACGGACTCGTTGCCGCAGACGACACTGATCGCTCCGGGGCCGGTCGGGCCTGTGCCGCCTGTCGCGCCGGTCTGGCCTGCGATGGATTTTGACCATGTGAGCTTCTTCGTGCCGACTGTCGTGCTTCCGGTCTTGAAGGTGAGCGTGATCTCACCCGTATTGTCTCCACCGAGGTTGCTCCCGGATGCGACATTCAGGGTAAGGGATCCATCTGCTGAGGTCGTCCCCGCCGTGTTCGTGCCTGTAGTGATTCCTGTGGGAAGTCCCGACACAGTAACGGTCGCGGCCTTTCTTGCTGTCCCCTGATAAATCGTAAAGGGGATTGTGATGGCGCTTGCACCGGAGGTATTTCCGTTTTTATCGCAGGCGATGGATACAGCCTCATTTCCCATCAGGATCGAGTAGCCGCCTGCGCCGGTCGCGCCGGTCAGGGCAATCGACAGGTTGATCGCCTTGTTAAAGGTCGCCTTGCCGTCTACGAGGATGGACAGCAGAATCTGGCCGTTAACCGCCGCGCCCCGCAGGATCGCATCCGTCAGAGCCGTGGTCGCCTGTACGGTCAGCGTGGGGGATGTTGCATCTCCGTCGTCTGTCACGGTCAGGCCGGTGTTGGACAGGTCTGTTACAACTGTCACGACCGCCGTGACCGCAGTCGTGCCTCTCATGGCCTGTACCTGAGTGGTAAAACTCTGCGTGCTCTTGACCTTGGTCGTGTCTCCCTGGAAAGTGAAGGAATCCACGGTCAGGTTGACGCTGTACGCATCTGTGATGTCGGAAAGTCCGATCTGGCCTCTTGCTAATACTGCCATTTGTTATCGCGCCTCCTTAGCGCTCTGCTTTATGATGTATCTCTTAAACAGTGACGATGGAGCACTCCGCCCGGATGCCGGTCCGGACATCCCTTTCCGGTATCCGGAGCAGGAAGCCGCCGTCCTCGATGCGCTCATCTTCCGGATCCAGCGGCATGCGGATGCCGTTTACGCCGATCAGGGCCCATTCGACGCGGGCCGCGGGGTCCTTCTTCCGGAGATCTTTCGCGTTCTCGATGCACGCCCCCTGCATCCGGATCTCCGGCCAGATCACGCGCCCGCCGGTCGATCTGGCACTGTGGAGCTTAACACTGCATCTTCCGTCCATTCTCTCCTCCCTTCTACGCTTCCAGGTCGCACTGGAAGGTTATCTGCTCATCCACGTCATCCGGCGTTACAGTCAGGCAGAAACCGCCCTCTGTGATCCGCGAATCGTTTACGCTGAGCGCGCTCCATTCCTGGTCGGCCTGTTTGCGGAAGTACCACCGCAGGCAGGCACCGGAACCAAACTCGGTCCGGAGTGCCGTGATGTCAGTGATGCTTTCCCCGCCCTTGACGATCGTGACGCGGAGTTGTGTGTCGTACCAGTTATTCTTAAAGACCAGGCCGCGCGTAGAGTCGACCCGGAGGACGATAGCATCCTCGCCGTTCACGCCGTCATCGCCGCCGATCCGTGTCCAGGCATACTCAAACGGGTCTGTCAGGTCCGGATCAGGAGATACCTTGTTATAGGCGACGCCCATATAAAATGCACCTTCCGGATTCAGCCGGATACCGTCGCCGGTCGGTGTGTCCGCGTAGACCACCCACTGATAATTGGGCGCTCTCGCCGCTTCCCTCTGCTGTTTTGCCAGCTGGGCGACCTTCTCAGACAGGCTCGAGGCGGTGCGCGCGAAATCACCAAAGGTCGCCGTGACGGTGCCCCGCTCCTCCGATGTCTCTATCTTTATAAGCCGTGCCCGCAGGTAGAGGTCTCCGTCAGGATCCACGATGGGGACCGTGTCGCCGATCTTTAACCAGTCCGGCTTTTTGATGAGCTCGATCTCATAGGATACTCCCGGCTCCCTGCGGCGGGTCAGCTCCGCGATCGCCTCCTCGAGGAGCTGCTGCTGGTCGGTTGCGTCAGACTCAAACTCCGCAACAATGTGGCCCACGTCCGTCCCGGCTTCATCCGGAGAGACGTACCGGCTCCACCTCTGCAGGGCTGCCTCACTTCTCAGCCGCCCGGAACTATCCACCCAGAAATCCCCGTCATTATACTGCATGCCCTTCAGGGTCACGGCCTTCGTCTCATCCGCGTCGATCAGAGTCCACTCATAATCAGCGGCGTCCCGGCTCTGCACGCTCCCGGCCTGACTGTAGGCAAGCCCGAGATACGGCCTGGCATTGGGCGTCCCTGCCATGTTCTTCCCGGTCCCGTCTGCCGCAAAGCGCGTCCAGATGAATTTCCCGTCCGCCTGCCGGATGCCGGGATAGCAGGGGTTGAAAAGGACCAGCCCGCCGTCTGTGCTGTTCAGGGTGATCTCCTGCCAGTCATACAGGGACGGGTCCGCGCTCTCCGTGGCGCTTGTCCGATGGAAGGCCAGCCCGATGAAAGATTTCCCGACGGGGCTGTTTGACATGCCGGCGCCGGAAGCGTCATCCGCGTAACGGATCCATGTGTACAGCCCGCCGCCCTCAGCTATTCCGCCCGCGCCCGGACTGATAAAGACATCCCTTCCGGCCTTTCTGCTGTCGATCGGATACCAGGTGTAATTGCTGGCCAGCGTGGATTTTGTGGCGCTGGTCTTGTGGAGCGCAAGCCCGACATAGCTCCTGTCCGTGGGCTGGTCGGACAGGTTGGCGCCGCTCTCATCCGTGGCGAACATGATCCACGTGTATCTCGCGGAGCCGTTGATGTTTTTGCTCTCCCGTCTGCCGGTGGCAGAGGGAACCGCGATGATCCCTGTTGCCTTGCGGATTATCCCCCACACGTAGCTCGCGGGGTCTTCGCCCTCATCATCCGTGGCGTGGCCCGGGGAAACCCCGATGAACTGCATCCCGTCGGGATCATCCGACATGCTCGCCTGATTCTCTTCGTCTTTACCGTTGTAGTACTCGGAAAACCGCACCCAGGTATAAGTCCCGTCCGAAGCCCTGCGGATCCCCGCGCCGTCAGGAGTGCCGCCTGTCACGCGGATAGCCGTGGCGATGTCCGCAATGGATTTTTTAATCTTCAGGTCTTCGAAGTCGCGCCCGCGCCGCAGGGCCCTATCTGCCGCCTCGCCTCTCTTTTTGTAAAAATCTATATATTTGTGGAGGATGGAAAAGCGGTCGATCTCAAAACGGTAGGACACTTCACAGCCGAATTTCTCAGCGGTCGACAGGATCCTCGCCGTACTGGTCTCCGCGTCATCCCACAGAAGCATCTTTGCACCGCCGCCTGACTCATCGACCCCGACCTCGAAACCGGTATCATACAGCCACTTTTCGGCGTACTCTCGCAGCGTCATGAGCCGCTTTGCCTCGAACGGCTCGAAGACCTCGCCGATCAGGTCCAGGCCCGCCGCCTCCGCATAGAAATAGAGCTCTCTGCGGATCGGGTCGCTTTCCGAGTCGATGATCGTGTAAAACTCATCCTTTTCGCCCGCTGACTTTTTCAAGATGTAGTTGCCGACCTCAACAGCCGCTTCCGCATCGAGGCGCTGGCCTGTGCCGTAGCAGAGATAACCGGAAAAGACATCCTGCCCGGCTTCCAGCTCCTCCACCTTTTTATCATCTTTGATGTGCAGCCCTTTTGTGAGCCGCGTGGACGCATGCGCAAGGATCTCCATGCGCCTGCTGGCAAAGTAACAGATCATCCCGATATCTCCCCTGCCTTACAACCATGCCTCTCTGTACTTCATCCTGACCGTCGGGGCCGTCCCGGTCCATGACGGTGTGATGATGTTCGGCCCGGGAAGCAGGAGCATATCCTCGTATTGATTTGCTATGTCTCCCAGCCCGGGAGCCGCCTCATCGTTAAGATAGATCTCAGCCTCCCCGCAGTCGATCAGCAGGTCGTCCCCGTTCATGAAGGCAGCAGTTGACGCGTCCGCATCCCCTGCCGTGACGACCGCATTTACTCCTGTAAACATCACCTGCTTTGCACTGCCGGAAAAGGCAGCGGTAAAGGACGGGTGCACAGGATAGCTTCCGGCGTATTCGATCGCAAAAAGGCCGCCGCTGTTCGGATGTACGGTTTTCTCCTCGACCGCGTATTTGCAGGGGTCCGTGCAGTAGATCTCCATCTCCGCTTTCACAGACAGTCTGCCGGGCTCCGGAGTGCCGATGCTCCTGCAGGTGCCCAAATAGTACTTATCCGGTTCATCCGCGAAGCTGACAGGCACCTGTATGCCGGACATGATCCGGTTCAACCGGTTATATGCTGTCATCAACTCTGCGGCGGAGGATGCCGTGATCTGGTACCCGACTATGATCGTGCGCGGCAGGAGCCGCCTGCGCAGGAATACGGACCCGTCTATGGACTCCAGAGGCGTCTCCGCTATGTCCGCAGAAAATGACTCCCTGCCGGACACATAGAGTGTCCGATACAGGGAAATATCTTCATCCGGCCAGACCCCGTCATAGCACAGCGCCTCCGAAGGGAGCGCTGCGCCTGCCGGTATCCGGTTCGTATCGCAAAATTCATACATCATATCGCGCTTACCTTCTGCCCTTGATCCGCTCGCTGTTCCGTCTGCGGCGCTCCAGTTCGTCCTCGGTGTACTCTGCCGTGGATCGTGCAACCTCGCGCCCGTCGATCTCGGTGACGGCTTCAAAGGTGTAATGCCTGTTGGATGTATAGTTGTATTCGTCGCTGAGCCTGAGGTTTTCCGCGCCGGATGCCATGGCGACCTGCGGCTGTGGAAGCTCCACAAGCCTCTGCATGGCTTCCCGTGCCGCCTTGACCTCATCCTCAACGCCGCCGACAAAGCCCTGTCCCGTGTAGGAACCGAGCCCCTGCATGACCTTGGACGGGCTGTGGATCTTCAGCTTTGCTTTCAGCGTCTTGATCACGCTGTCCGCAAGGGTCTTGCCCGCATTGTCCAACGCCGTTTTCTTGGACTTCATGCCGTCTGCGAAGCCCTGCATGACCTGCTGGCCGATGGTCTTAAGGTTCTTCTGCAGGTTCTTGAATTCCTTCTCGACGGCTTTTGTATAATTCGATTTCAGGTCGTTGACCGCGCTCTGGTAGTACTTGGTGCTGACCGACGTCGTGGCATTCTGGAAGGTGCTGTAACTCTTCGCGTAGTCTTTCAACCATGCAGAGCCCTTGGAGAGGAGTTTCTGCGTGTAGGCCAGCCCCTCCTCCGTATCCATCCCGAGGATCTCATCCATCATCCCCTGCGGCATGATCTTCTTGAGTTTTTCGAGATTGGCGCCGTACTCTTTCACCTGCCGGGTCATGACGTTGTAATCCGTCAGGGCAACCACCTGCCGCTTCTCATCGTCGTATTCCCCGAGGCTGATCTCCCGCATCTTGTCGCGGAAATCCGTCCGGGCGCTGATGATTGCGTCGTATTTCTTCTGGTAGGTCTCTGCCAGGCTGTTAATCGCGTTCATTGTAGATGTGATCGCCGCATTGACCTTGTCATTGAAGGCAGACGTGAAGGCCGTTTTCATCGTGGATCCGGCCCGGGAGTAGCTGGTCGCAAGGTCTTTGAATTTATCAGCGGACGCCTTGTATTTCTTCGCAAGCGCCGCGTACTCTTTCGCCTTTTTCTCAGCCGCTTTCCGTTCTGCGGAAGAGGCCTTCTTGTCCTTCGCCTTCCTCTCGTATTCCTTCTGGAGCTTCGTGTTGTAATCGTAGGCCTTTTTGTACCGCTCCTGCTCCTTCTGGGCCTGCTTGACCATATCGTTTGTGGCCGTGGAGATGATGCCAGAAGCGCTGTCGGAAATGTTTTTCGCCTTGGAATTCATCGCGCTCTTGAAGCTGTTTGCGATCGTATTCGCCACAGACTTCATCGACGCGCCGAAGCCGCTTTTCATCTTCGCCGTGGAGCTGGCAATAGCTTTCGCGGCCGCCGCTCCCCAGTCTCCGATCTTTTGCGTGGCCTTACGAAGATAATCGTAAGAGCCCCAGTTTTCGAACTGCAGCGGGTCATTGATCGCGCTGATCACCGATTTCGCAAGGGATGTGGCAGCCTTGACGGTCTTATCCTTCCCGGACGCGATCCCTTTATACAGGCCTGCCGCGATATATTCACCGATCTCGGTTGTGACCTTCGAAGGGGATGCGACCTTTGCCGCGTTACGCATTGCCTGTGCCGCCACATTGGCAAGGCGTCTCGCCGCCGCCGCAACGGCTCCGTATTTGCTGTTTAAGCCGTTCACAAGTCCCTGCCCCATGTAGGAGCCGATGCTCGATGTGGAGACGCCGCTCATGCCGCTCCTGGCTGCATGTGCCAGGCTGGAGCCTGCGCTCCTGGCACTCCCCGTTTTCGAGGAGACGCCGGACGCGAAGCGGCTCCCGGCAGAGGATCCTGCGCTGTGGGCTCCGGATGCTCCGGATTTCATTCCGGACACTGCCGCCTTGCCCGCCGCGTTGCCTGCGCTCCTGGCCGCGCTGACACCCGCCCGGATGCCTGCCGCGAACCTGCTTCCGGCATTCCTGCCGGCCGCCTGAGCGGGAGAGACGGAGCTTTTGAGCGCCGCCGTGATCGCCTTGACGGATGTTTTGGCCGCCGTAGAAGCCTGTGTGAGGCCTGTCCGGATGCCTGCCGCGAATCGTGCGCCAGCCTGCTGTCCGGCGCTCTGCATGGCGGAGAGACCGCTCTGCATGGCCGTTACTGCGTTACTGACTGCCTGCTGTGCCGCATCAGCAAGCGGCTCCATAGCGACCGTGAAGCCATCAACGACCGCTGTGCCGATATCCTGACCGGCTGTCTGGGCCTCTGTGGCAGAGGTAGACAGTGCGGAAATGGCGCTTGTCATTGTGCCCTGAATAGCTGTTTCCGCTGCCGATGCACCCGCATCGATACCGGACGCCGCTGACTGCACGATGTCCTGACCGGCGCTGTCCGCGTCGGACTGGATGGATCCATCGGCCAGGATGTCCGTGACATTGGAGGTCGCCGTGCTTGCCGCGTCAGTCAAAAGGCCCATGTTGGCAGTGATACCGGTCTGGAAGCCTGTCATGAGGCCCATGCCGCCCTGTGTGCCGCCCTGCAGGAATGCTGTGGCTGACTCCGTAGAAACAGCTGTGGCGGCCGCCTGCGTCGCCGTGGTGACCGTCGGGGCGTTGGTCTCGATCGCTGTCGCGGCGGCTTCCGCGTACTGTTGGCCGCCCTTCTGCCCACCCGTGATCCAGTCACCGATGCCGCCGAAAAACTCACCGATCTTGCCGCCGATGCCGCCGATCGCGCCCATGATGCCGTCACCGATCGCAGTAATGATCTTCGACCCGACATCGAGCCAATCCATCGTCATGATCGTGTTGACTACCGAGCCGAACAGGGACGGGATCATGGAAATCAGCGTCCCAATTCCCGAAATGATACCCAGCGCCAAAGAGGCGACGACCTGCACGCCGGTCTGGATGATCTGCGGCAGGTTGGAGATAAATCCCGTTGCCAGTGTAGTGATAATATTGACTGCACCAGTTGCAAGCGCCGGAAGGGCCGACGTGATGCCCTGCACCAGAGTGGTTATGATCTGCCCGGCAATAGACAGGATTGTCGGGAGATTTGTAATCAGGTTCTGTGCAAAGTTCTGCACAGCCTGCACGGCTCCCTGTGCCATCCGGGGAAGGTTCTGGGAAATTCCCTGCGCTACCCCGAGAAGCAACTGCATCCCGGAAACGATCAGCGTCGGGATCGCGGAAATGATGCCGGATGCAAAGCCGCCGACTGCCGTTACCGCCCCGCTGATCAGCTGCGGAGCGCTCTGTGCCACTCCTCCGACAAGGGAAGTGATGATCTGCACGCCTGCGGATACGAGGCTGGGGGCCAGGGATCCGATCGTGTTGAGCAGGTTGCTGACCAGTGTCGCGCCCTGGGAGATCAGTTCCGGCACCCGGGAAGAGATCCCGTTCGCGAAGTTGGAGATGATCTGCGGGCCCTTCTCCTGTACCATGGACAGGATGCCGTCGATCTGTTCCCCGAACTTCTCCTGCAGGAGCCCGAACCCTGCCAGTGCCGCGCCGATCATAGCCGCCGGCATGAGTGCCTTGAGAGCGATCCCAATCATAGTCTGCAGGCCGCTTGCAAGCTGTCCGCCGACTCCGAGGACTGCTCTGCCGATTTTCCCCAGAAATCCGGTAATACCACCGAGGATCGTCTGGAATGGCTTCAGGATAGTGCCTGCCCTGCCACCGATCGCGCTTGCCGTAGAACCGACAACCTGAGACAGCCCGTTAAAGCTCTTTTTTACCTTTCCAATAATTTTTGATCCCCTGGAAGAAACCCCATTACCCACAGAGTCGAATGCACCCCAAATTTTTAAGCCTGCATTTGAAAGTTTTGGCGAGATAGCCTCCAGAGAAGCAGCTACATCTCCACCAAAAGCATCCATTGCAGAGCCAAAATTCTTGAATGACCTTCTTGCCCCGTTAAGGCTTTTATTAATCGTTTTGACCGGATTGAATTTTGAGAAAACTCCTGTCGTTTTTGAAAGCACTCCGCCCATCTTTCCGGGCAGGGTACCGGCAAAATTTGAGAAGGAACTTATTCCGGCCATCCCCATCTTCCATACACCGCTGTCCACAATGGAGTTTGCGATATTGACTGCACCAAGAGCTCCTGCAGCCGCGGCAGCATTCTTAAATCCCGGAATCAGGTTTACGAGATCTTTAGACAGGACAGAAACCGCACCGGCAAGCCCTTTTTCATCAATAGCAGCCTGCAGTGCATCGAGGTCGATGCCAGAAGAGATTGTTTCACTGAACCCCCTCACAAGGTCTGTCGCCCCTGTGACAGCAGCTGTGGCCGTCTTGTAGAATGCCCGCATCGGAGTATCCATGTTGTTATAGATTGCCTTATACAGCCCGTCTGTGGCGCTTGAGAACAGAGTCATATCACCTTCCAGATTGTTCAGCTGTTCTTTGGCCTGTGCTGCGGCGGCTCCGACTCCGTCGGATGCATGTGCCAGGCCGTCGGCGAATTCATTGACCTTGTCTGTATCAGATACGATCATCTTGCCGAACACTCTCGCGCTCCTGGCATCGAAGATCTGGTTGATATCCTGATTGATCAGCTCTTCATTACTTCCATACTGCTCATGCAGAGCGGTATTCAGCTCATCGATGACCGTGTTGAAGTCCCGCGCCTGATGCGTCGTAGGGTCATAGGCGTTGACGCCGAGTTTTTTCATCACCTCTGCTGCCTTGTCCGTGGGCGCATAGACATTCTTCATGGCCATGGAAAGCGCAGTTGCTGCCTCAGAACCCGTAAGATTCTGCTCTGCCAGACGCAGGAGAGCGACTTCCGTCCCCTGGATGCTCTGCCCGTACTGGGCCGCATTTGAAGAGGCCGTGCTGAGTGCAACACCCAGCTGGTCAACATTCGTGTTGGCAAGCGTGGCACCCTTTGCGAGGAGGTCTGCTACCTCTGCGGCACTCGCTTCGGTTTCCGCAGCGGTCTCCATCGCCATACCGAAGCCCTTCATAGTGCCAGTGACCTGGGACGCGGCAGCATCCATGTTGTAGGCACCGGCCGCCGCCAGGTTCAGGACTTTTTCCGCAGAAGCCAGCTGCTGCTCAGCTGTCAGCCCGGACTGCGCGAGGATATTGAAGCCTTCTGCTGCTTCTGTCGCCGTAAACTTTGTCGTAGCACCGAGGCGCTCTGCCTCCTGGATGATATCAGTGATCTCACCCTTGGATTTTCCCATGGTTGCCGCGATTTGGCTGGATGCGGTCTCGAAAGATTTGCCGGTCTCCATGACCTTGCCTGCCATGCCGCCAATCACGCCGGTTACGGCATTTACGGCTTTCATGCCGATTGCCTGCATTACGCCAAAACCGAGTCCGCTCTTGAGCTTGCCGGCCAGGCTGTCCGCCGCATTCCGGGCCGAACCAAATCCGGAGCTGAAGTTTTTATCCTGTGCGGACAGTATCGCTGTCACCGAATACGATTCAGCCATTTTTCTTTTTCCTCGTTTCTCTCGTTTCTTTCAGGAGCGCGGAGACGGCCCGCATCATGTCCCTGTGCCTGCTTCCGTCCGTTACCTTCCGGATCGCCTCTTCGTAATCAAAGAAGTCCTTAAAGCGCTTGTAAACAGGCGTCCCCCGTTTGCCCTTTGTTGCCTTTGCGGCGACAGTAAGGAATGCTTGCTCGTGCGTCCGGTACTCTTCATCCACCTGACGGAGGCTGTACGCCTTCATGAGCAGGTCGTACTCCGGGATCTCAAGCCTGTCCACCTGCTCCATGGATGTGAAGCCCAGATAGCGGAAGCAGTTCAGGGCGAAATCCGCCCTCAGTTCGTCCCAACCTTTGCTTTCTGCAGCTGGCCCTCGAACTGCGCCTCCTGGAGCTTCTCCATCTTGTCCAGGCCCTCTTTTATGTCCCTGACCTTCCGCGCCGTAAAGTTTGCAGTCTCGAAAAAATCCAGCAGGTCTTTGCACTCCTGCTCCAGGCTGACATCCTCACTGTCAAGCCACGCCTCAATCTGCTTGCGGTCGATCTTCTCGCCGCTGTCGTACTTGTTGCCGTACATCAGGCAGTCGATCAGCTTCTCAAAATCGCCATCCATCAGCCCGGCGATCGCATAGGTCAGGCCCATCTTCTTCTGCGTGCCGTCGGCGTCCTTGATCACCACGGTTTTGTCCATGTCGCGCGCAAAACCGATGCCGAACTTGAAGCCGTAAATCTTTCCGTCGATCTCTCTTGTGTACATTCTGCCTCCTCAGATTGTGAAAAATCCCCGGGGCATGTGCCGTCCCGGGGATGTCGTAAGTGTGTTTATATGCGGGCTGTCAGACCGTCAGATCAGACCTTCTTGACAGTGTCGGTGAAGACGTAAGACGCGATCTGCTGGGTGGCTGCATCGACTGTGCACTCGCCGTCAGCGCCGACACCCTCAGCGGAGTAGTCGATGGAGACGGTGGCCAGGTCCTCAGCGGAAGCCTCAACCTCGAAGGAGGTCAGGTAGCCCTGGTAGTAGGTGCCGAGATACTTGCCGGTAGCAGTGCCGGGCCTGTCCAGATTGACGACCCACGCCTCGACCTTCTTGCGGGTCTTCATGGCGTCTTTAAGATCGTCGATGGTGGTTGTTCCGTCCGGATCCGAGCTGTTGATAGACATCAGCGCTTCCTTGGACAGTTCCACGGATGCAGCGCCGGCAGTGACGATCGTGCCGTCCTTAGTGACAGTAGTATCGGAATCTGCAGAAATATTCTCGGAATCAGTCGTACCGAAGGGCACGAGCGCTGCGGCTGCCGCAGATGCTTTTTCCAGTACGCGCAGCAGGATCACGATCTTCTTGCCCTGCACTGCGGAATATGTGACTGCGTCAAACATATTAAGCTTCATAGTGTATTTTCTCCTTATCTTTGCGGCTCACAGGGAGCCGATCTGTTTCATGTGGACTTCGTACAGGCCGTGGACGTAGACGGTGCCGCCCCTGGATCCAGTCTTGCCGGATACGGTGTCATTCAGGACGCGCATGCCGGAATCGACCACCATCCACCTGTAGGACGGTGTCCCTTCCGCCTCCATCTCCCGGATGACCTCGCCGACCATACCGAGCATCTTAAAGACCTCGTTCTTCCGGTACGGATCATCATGCCAGACGCTGACAGTGCCATAGACGTCCTGCATGACCTCGCGCTTTGTAGCGTCATCCGTCCCGCGGGGGTCCTCAATGTAGTAAAAGGGATGCGGAACATCGGCGGGCGGGAGCATGGCCTCATAGACCCTGTGGTCCGGGTCCTTTTCCCTGAGCCTACGGATCAGCTCCACACGGTACTCTTCAATGGGTAACGCAGATATGTGGATCACCTCCTCACTTTACAAGAGCCTCCATGTCGGATTTGAAGATGGGAACCTGTTTCTCAAAGGCGGGTCTGATCGCGGGTTCAGCTTTCATAAACCGTGTCCCATATTCCACATAGGGGCTATGTTCAGTTGTCGGCCCGACTTCAGCGGTCATTCCGCCGTCTGTTATAACAGTATTCACGGTTCCGGCTGTATCTCCCGTTGAATACGGCTTGCCCGTTCTGGGGTTAATAGTGATATAGGCATGTTCCATGTTGTCCTTCATCTGTGCGTTCATCTGGTTCCCATTTTTGAGGACAACTGCCTTCACTGCCTCCCGATTTGCACCGCAATACTCCAATTTCGCGCACAATTTATCCATTCCGACAAGCTTAACCTCGCCCATGGGATCACCTTCTTTCGTGACAAATAAAAACGGATCTGTGCCGCAGGTGCCGCTTTGCATCGACATCGTAAAGCACTGATCCGATCCGAATGTGGTCGAAGGGCTCCAGATACTGGCCGTTGAGGCGGACGGTCCGGCTGGCCTCCTGGAGCTTGCCATAGACCAGCTGCTGAGTAGACGTCTGCGTGTCGGTCACGTCAGCCATCCGGTCAACCTCTTTTGGTTTTCCCGTCACATAAGAGCCGTATGCCTCACTGTTGGGGTCCGTGACAAGCTCCTGTGCTCCGTCCGTGACAAAATAGATCTGTGTATCACATCTCATAAGCGCCACCTCACAGGAAGGTAATGGAGCCGCCGGAAACAGTCTCGTTGGTCCGGTCGAGGTATCGCTGGATATCCTCCTCGAACGGCGCAAACAGGTCCGTCAGCCACGAAGCCGACTCGCCCTCGACCGTCATCGAAGATTTGCCCTCATCACCCAGCTGGTTATATCTGGAAATAGTTACGTTATGGACGATATAGTCCAGCTCCTCCGGTACTTCCCTGACTCCGCCGAGGCGGTTCTGCAGCTGGGCCTCGACCATGTCCATGATGTTTTCCAGCAGGCGATTCAGAGTCTTGTCCGACTTATCTGTGATGCCCAGAAGCCTTTTCACAATGCCCAATTCTGCCATTCATCCACCTCTCATCCCTCTGCTTTTGCCCTGCGCTTTTTCGGCTTGGGCTCCTCTGCAGGCTCCCCTGCGGGCTCCTGCGCAGTCTCAGGCACTTCCTCGATAACCGGCTTACTCAGCTTGTTGGATGCCGACAAAAGGAAGGCGATGCGCTCCTCGGTGGGCTCCAGACCTTCACGGGGATACTCAGCACCCTTGTCATAAAGGTGATAGCTTGCGCCCTCCGGATCCTGCAGGTCGTAGAAGCCTTCAATCACTCTGTACTTAGCCATTTAATTACTCCTTATCAGGCGGGGAAGGTTCCGTGCGGATGCCTCCCCCGCCCGTTATTTACTGCCTGCTGCCAGGCTCCCTGGTCCCGATCAGGTACCGGAGATGGTGCCCTTGAACACGCCGTCAATGAACTCGGGGTAGAAGACCACAGAGCAGAACAGCAGGGTGTCGATGGATGCGTTGTTGGTGTTTGCCTGGTGCGTCATACCGACAAGGCCGGTGCTGTCAGCAGTGAGCGCGAAGGACTGCGCAAGGTCGCCGCCGGTTCCGGGAACGTATGCGCCGTTGAGGTTCTCGCGTGCAGTACCGAGGACTGTGCCCTTGGTCAGGTTGGGGTTGACGATGGTCAGGCCAAGGCCGAGGAAGTTCTCGATGTAGGAGAAGCCGAAAGCGGTCTGGACAGTGATATTGGCAGTGCCGAGATAGTCGGCCACATCGTCAGAAGATACGAAGTAGACAGGAGTGACATCCTTGTCCTCGTAGTATCTCTGCATCTTGCCCCAGATCTTCGCAAGGGCGCCCTGCAGGGTTGCGGCGGTGCCGCCGTCACCGATACCAGTACCGGTGCTGATCGCGGTAAAGAAGTTGGTCTTGATATCCTTGCGGACCTCTGCGATCAGCTTCTCATCTGCCTCGTTGATGGCGCGTGCACGGCCGACTCTCTGGATCGCCTCAGCGGTGGTCTGTCTGCGGTGCTTGCCGAGAGTCAGCTCGATGGTCTTAGCCAGTTCGCGCTCAGCTTTGGTGAGCGGGATGACCTCGCCCTCAGCGACCTGCTGTGCAAGGGTGATGCTCTTCCACTTGTAGATCTTGATCAGGGTACCGGCAGCCATGGGAGTCATGTTGGTGATACCCAGGATGGTCTGCAGGGTCTGGATGTTGTCCGCGATACGGGATGTAAAGTCGATAGAAATCGCAGGAGCGAAGTCCGCCGCCTGGTTCTGGTTGGCGGTTTCGGTGGCGGTTTCGGTGGCGGGCTCCGGATCATCAAACATTCTCAAGTTGAAATACTTAATCAGGTTTCTGTTCTTATTCATGGATATTCTCCTTTATCTTTTCCGGAGCATCACTTGAATGCTTCCGGGTGCGCGGCAATCATCGCCTGACGCTCGATGGGATTCTTGATCTTCATGATCTCTTCCCTGGTCATGCTCTTTGCGCCGGAGCCGGAGCCGCCCCTGGGGGTCTTGCTCTTCATGGCTTCCTTCACGCGGGCATTGACGGCTTTTTCGAATTCCACAGCAAACGCGTTGACTGCCTCCTGTGTCTTTTCTGCATCAGCGCCGATCAGGCTGTCGATGATCACATCAGACGTGATGACGATGCCCTTGTCTGTCAGGAGGCTCCGCACCTGGGTCGCCATTGCGGTCTTTGCGGCAGCGGCTTTCATGGCTGCGTTCTCATCCTCCAAGGCCTTGATCCGGGCGGAGATCTTTTCGGACTCGGTCATCTTGGCCAGACGCTCGGCTTCGGAGGTCTTCTGCTTCTCCTTAGCCAGCTTTTCCTTCAGCTTCTTTTCCCAGAGCTCGTCCTGCTTCTTGATGGCGGCGGCAACTGCGGCATTAATCTTTGCCTGGACGTCATCGTCCCCATCTCCGGATCCTTCGCCCGATTCTCCGCCTTCTCCATCACCAGAACCGGAACCGTCTCCATCTCCACCCTCATCGAACATGCGGAGGTTCATGAGGCGGTCGATGCGCTTCTGCTTCGGGGTGCGTCTGTCCATCAGTACTGTCTTTGCTGATTTAAACTTCATAATTCTTTTCCTCCATAAGGTTTTATAGGTCTCATGCCTGCCTGTATCCGTAGATTTTTACGGGTGCCACGCCTGCCCGATCCATAGCTTTTTACGTCGTTCCATGCCTGGACATAATAAAAGCACCCTCATCGGGTGCTGCTTACTGAAACATTATTGGGATAAGACTCTGCCATCATGCACAGCCCCAGATACAGGCTGTCGATCAGGAGCGACAACTCCTTAGTGGGCGCTCTCGGCCATGATATGACCGCGTCTCCGTCCTCCAGGGACGAGATAATTTCATCGGTGGTAAATTCCCTTGCCGATGCCTCAAACGTCTGCACAAGGGCAGAAACGGCGGCACAGACGATGTCATTTCCGGGATTATATCCGGCATGGCCTCTTACCGACAAAGATGTCGGGAAGATCGTGACATGGATCATTTCTTCACCTCGTCTCCGGAGACGCCGTTGCACCGGATGGAAAATTCAAGGCCATCGATGCGGCCCCGCATGTAGTTGTGCTCGGCCTGTCTGGTGAGACGCTCAATCTGAAGGTCATACTCATGGCACTTTTCCTTCAGCCCCTCGTTCTCCTCCCGGAGCTTCTTAAGCTCGTTGTCCTGCTCGGTCTCGCCGATTGTTATTGTGGGTACGTTCACTTTGTCATCCTCCTGCAAACTTAACGCTCCTCTGGTCTTAACCATACACTGCCCCTCTCTTAAAAACCTGCCCGCCCGGTAGCAGTCCGGGCAGACAGTGGCGTCGCCATTATTCTACGATATACCAGTCTTCAGCCAGCATGTCCGCCTGAGATGCAAGCCATCCCATCTGTACGCCGGATGTGCCGACAAAAGCAAGGGCCTGATTGCCGATCGCGTCGTGCTCGGAATTAACGATGTCTCCAGCCGCATTCATGTAGCTGATTGCACTTGCGATCTCGACATACTGGCTTTTCCCATTCCATCCTTCGCGGGCAATTCTCTTGCCGTACCTCTTTGCCATCCGGAGAGCATCCCCAAAGAACATGTGCTGTCTGCCGCCGAGTTTGGGGCAGTTGGCTTCATTTGCAATCATCCATTCATCAGAAAGCATATTGGTAATGGTGTATTCCACGCGCTGGGACTCGCGAATATCCATTGTCTCATTCCCGGTATCTGACTCTTCAGCCCTGCAGTGCATGATAATCGTTTTCTTTTCAGGATCCCATTCCCAGTACCCTGCCCATGAGGGCAGTTTCACCTTTGCACCGTTTTTCATAGCTTCGAATGCTTCTGTAAATCTCATCACTTACCTCCTTCTTTGTTGCATGAAAAAAGCACCGCCGGAGCGATGCTCAAAGTCACATAGTAAAGCTGACAGATGTTCCGCCGCCGGTACTATCCACGATGAATTTTCCCTTCGAAATCACATCCATTCCGACCAGAAAATCCACATCCCTGTTCTCCATTGGGCTTCCAAACACCTTGATATTCTTCAGGATTATATCTTTTGTGAGATGCAAATCAAGCATGTAGATTGGCACTTCGACCTGCCCCGTCGCAGTCACGATAATCCCGACATCGACAGGCCTTAATCCAAAGTGTTCGGCCAGACGATTGGAAATGCTGGAAGTGGTCGCGCCCGTATCCCACACCGCTTTTTTGATCCTGTGAAGGTTCTCTGAGTCGTTGCATTCGCTGATATCCAGCTCCGTGGAAATCCGCTGTACAACTTCATCGTACTCGATCCGCAGGCCGTTTTTTATCTGGGTGAGTCTGTAGTCTCTTTCGAACAGCCTGTCCGCTTCCTGAGCAAGCCCGATGAAGGCAGTCATTATGTTCTTGTCTGTGTACAGCACATTTACCTCCCTGCAAAAAACCACCCGCGAGGGGTGGCTTTTTTTTAAATCTCATAGGCTAATCTTTCTTTGAATTCACCGCTTACAAATTCCTTGTGATGCTTTCGAAGCATTTTTTCAATGTGAACTCTGTAAACCTTAGAATTCTCCGGTTTTTTTGTGACTTCGTATTCATCGGTCAATCGAGAAATTACGAGCTCCCCGGTGAGATCATTAACGAATCCGCCAATTGCATACTTCGTAAATTCTTTTGTTACTTCAATCAATTTGCAATAGACCATACGGCTCACCCTCCTCTCCTATTTCTTGAACGACCTGTCCCCACCAGTCATATTGTTTAGAGGCTTCTGCATGCGCCTCTGAGATACTAATATTATACTTCTCTTCTATCTCTCTTTCAAGCAATTCATGTCTAAGAAGTGTAATGTCACGTGGTAGATAATTCCCATTACGCAAGCGTTGCCAAGCTACCGCCATGCTATAATCTGGCGCAAACCTTGAATACCCAACATAAAGATTATGTTTTTTTGAAAAAATATGGCTCCGTATCTTTGCGATATCCGCCTGGTCAAACCCTGTATTGTTTGCAATTCGAATTGAATCATCTTCTCTTGCAAATTTCTCGTATGCTTTTACGGCTTGTCTGTCTTTCTTATCGTCCTCAGGAGTTGACATATAATGATGTCCACCGGTCTCTCTTCCACCGGTTTGCAAAATGTCATCATTCTCAAACTCCTTCCACGGCACGCCCGCCTGTGCAGGCCCGTCAAGCCATCTCTGCCACTTAGCCTCGTCGACATACGGCGCTGTGCAGCAATGGCATGATGGATGCACTGGCGGGGCGTTCTTTCCGGGGGCCATCTCTGACAGCTTGAACACCTGCCCGTCCAGCGCAAGGCATTCCTCGCAGGGGTTGACGCCATTGGCAACTATGAACTTATACTCGGTCACGCCATTGTCCGTCATGGACTGCAGGGCGGCTTCTGTCTGCACCCTCCGGAGCTCCGTGCGCATGAGACGCTGGCAGGCGTATGTGCTGCCTCCGGTGAGCTTCTGGATCTCCCGGGCGAGGACAGTGGAGCTCTTGCCGGTCAGGATTCCCTGTGCCAGCTGGGCGCCGATCCGCGCGGAGAGCGTCGCCTGATTCACCCACAGCCGCTGTGACCAGGTGGCGTTCTGGTAGGAGGCGTTCACGATGGATCTGACCATGTTCTCATTGAACTGCACGCTGTTGCCAAGAATCCCGGCAAGGCGGCTGTATTCGGAGTAGGCGCGCTCCTCGAGGTTGTCATTGATCAGGCGCTCCGTATCGCGGTAACCTTCCATGGCGCGTATCCCACAGCGGGCTTTAAGCATCTCGAGGCGGTTGATCCGCATGGTGGCGTTGTAAAGCCGCATCTGCTCGTTAGCCTCATCAGAGAAGGCAAGGTCTCTATCGCCGTGATGGGCGGCCTCAACGTATCTCTTCGCAAGGCGCTCATACTGCTCCATGTCGATGTTTGAGACACGCCCGCGGGCTTCCGCAAGGGTGATGCCCTCTTTGTCGGCATACCGCTCGTAAAAGCTTCCAATCTCCTGCCGGATGCTGTCCTGCATGGACCGGAATATCTGATTGATCTTCTCTGCGGTCCGGGCCTCTTCCCGGATGTTTTCTGCCCTCTGACGCGCTTCCCGCTCCCGCCAATAATCTTCTGAGGACTGGCCCTTTTTCGGCTGCGGGACTCTACTCTTCGGCTGTATCTTCCTCGCCATCACTGTTCCTCATCACTGTGTAGCCTTCCGCCTCCAGGGACCGGATCATGCTGTCCACGTCGCTGTAGATCGCGCGGGCCTGCTGGGCGGTCAGCTCCTCCTGTTCCTCTGTCAGACGGTCAACCTCGGCCTGCACATCGTCCAAAAATGACAGCATGCCGAGCCGCGTCTGCTGGGAGAGCATCCCGTCTGCCTGCTGGGCGGCCTGGACTTCGCTCAGAACATCCGCCGGGAGGTTTGGTGTGAACTTGACCTTGACGCTCATCCAGTCATCAGGACCGACACTGTGGGTCTGCGCCACGGGATTGGAGAAGATGACCCTGTAGCGGTTCTGGATGGACCCGGTGAACTTCCGGGACTTGACCAGGAAGAGGTTGTGCATGGACTGCAATCGGTAGCGCAGGGCGATGCCGGAGGCGCTTCCGAAGTTCTCGTCATTGATGTCGGCGATCATGGAGATGTGGAAGATCAGGCGCTCGAGGCGGTTGATCAGATTCTCCTGCGTCGTGTCCGCATCCGGCTTCTGCAGGAAATCCACCTGCGGCAGGGTCCCGTCCGCTGTCCCCTTGAAATTGATGATCCGATTGTCGCGGATAAACTGCGTTTCCTTTTTGCTGACCGCCGGGCCGAGAATCTTCAGGTAGGCATCCGCAAAATAGTCCACATCATTCGCTTTTTCACTCAGGGCCTTGCCGTAAGCGTTGATCATCGGCAGCTCCGACTCAAAGATCCCGCGGCGCTCAGCGTTGTTGTAGTACTCGCTGGCGGGTGCGTAGTCGAACCCGTGCTCATAGGCTTCATCCGTCCACCTGTACCCGGCGCGGTTCTCAAAGTGCTGGACATAGGTATCATCGGACCAGGAACCGTATTCGATGTTGTCAGCACCCATGTAGTAGCGGACGAAGTACAGCTTACGACGCAGAATGGAGTCGTCGTAGACGAAGAAGGATTCCATGCGGTCTACCTTCGCGATTCCGATTTCCCCGTCCTCGTCGTTGTAATACATTTCATTGCATGCGCCCTGGATGTCCGCGCCCTTGGAGATCTCCGCATTGACATCGTCCATCCGGTTATACTGATCGAGGTACTCCAGATACTGCGCGACACGCTCATCATCCGATGTCACCTTGATCGGGATGCCCGTGCAGAAACCGTTAAAGGTGTCCACCAAATACTTGGCGAAGTTGACCGGGATCCGGTTGTCCGGCTTGTAGGCGGGCTTTGCAGGGGCCATCAGGAACGGGTAGCAGTTCCGTTCATAAGCGTCCTGCTGAGGCCGGAGCCGGAACTTCACGAGCTGCTTGTGCTTCGCGATCAGCTCCGACAGCAATGTGATACTCATCTCCGTCCCAGCGGGCACGCGCAGAACATCCTCCACGGCGATCACCTGCTGCAGTATTGTCGAGTCCGGCACCCAGATGCCGGCATCTGTATATGCCATAACTCAGATCCCTCCACTCACGGGGTTATACTCCATCGTCTGCGGGTTATACAGGCACAGCGCCAGGGAGTCGGCGCAGTCAGGAGACCCGAGCCCCCGTTTCTTCATGTCTTCTTTCTTTTCCAGCGCGATCCGGCCACGGCTGGTCAGGTGGTACTTGCGGTTGGCCAGTTGCTTGACCAGTTCTTCATCATCCGGAAGCTGCAGGACAGGATCCTCGCCGCGCAGCTTCGCGGAGAAATTCTGCTCCAGGAGCTCCCGGACGTTTCCCCACATCTCTGCGCCGGCATTGTCATAGTGCGCGTCCATAGCCTTGCCGCCGTTGTTGCAGGGAATCACCTCGATCGACAGGCCCTCGTCCTCTACGACCTCCCTGAGGCGGTCCGTGACGCCGCCACCCACGCCGGAATCGTCGATCCGGACCCGGCAACGGCCAGTAACCGGGGAGCCGTACTGGTCGTACATATCCGGGTGCCGCGCGTTCCATGCAGAGATCCATGCCTTACATACCTGTAGGACATGCCCGACCGTCTCCATGGTGGATTGTTTCGCATACTTCAACTGCGGCTCTATCCGCATGCCGTGACGGGGCGTGATGACCGTCTTGTCGTCACCAAATCGGGCAACGTCCACGCCCAGATGGAGCATGTTGCTGTCCGGAACCGTGACGGGATCGTGACAGCCTTCTGCGTATTCCAGGGGGATGAAGGCATCGAGGCCGCCTTTGGTGAAGAGCCCGTCCACGCGGACTCGGACCACATCGCTGTCCTTGCCGTATTTGGCTTCCAGCATCTCGATGTTGTCCCGGCTGGTCCGCTTCGAGTCCCTGGAGGAAACTGTCCGGGTCTTCCACTTGTCGCGGTCCCGGTTAAAAGCGTCGTAAAACACGCCCTCTGTCCGGTTCGGGTTTCCCATCAAGAGGAGCCGGTTGTCGATGCCGGTCAGCGTCCCGAGGATCGCCTCCATGATCGGATCCGCAACGCCGGAAGCCTCGTCCACGATGATCAGCATGTGGTCTTCGTGAAAGCCCTGCATGTTCTCAGGCTTGGTCGCAGTCTTGGCAGTTGCGAACCACCGCTCACTGTCGCCATTCATGTAGACTTTGGTCTTGGTCCATGTCAGCAGGTCTTTTACCTTGGAAGACTGCAGCCACTTCGCGATCTCGGCCCAGAGGACGTCATACAGCTGCTGCATGGTCGGCGCTGTGCAGATCACCTTTGCGTAGGGCCTGCAGCACAGGAACCAGATACAGAGCCCTGCCTCGAGAGCGGTCTTGCCGACTCCCTGACCGGACTTCACCGCCACCTTGGCGTGCTTCTGGATGTCCGCGGCGGTCTCTTCCTGCCAGTCATCCGGATCCATGTCCAGGACTTCCCGCAAAAAAAGAACGGGATCCGTTGCGTATCTCATCGGCCCGTTCATTCTTCACCGTCCTTGTCTTCTTTGTATCCGTCAATGATGGACTGCTTCCAGGCACTCAGGAACTCATTGTCCTGAGAGCCTGCTCCGCCAGCCTTCAGCCTTTCGGTCTCCGCAATCAGCTTATCTGTCTTAGCCTTCTGCTCAGGTGTTGCCATATCCATGTGAGAGGCGAGCCAGTCCAGAGCCTTCATACGGTCCGGAATCTTGATCGTCACCCCGTCGCGCCCCTGCTTGACCTCTCCGACCAGGGTCGTGTCGACAGCGTCTGATTCTTTCAGCTTCACCACGTTGACCTCTCGCAAGACCGGAACCTTCTCCCCAGTCTCCGGATCTGTTTCAGTGACAGGGCCAAAAGGCCCCATAACCGGAACGACTTCCCGGCCCCAGCTGAGGAGATCCGACATATCTGCGAAGGCGATGTCCATGTATCTCTGGAAGATGTCCTCCGGACTTAGAAGGGCCTGCGCGTATCGCTCCTGCTTCAGGCGCTGGATCTCAGCTCTGATATTAACATTTGTTAACAGCCTTGACCCTGCTGCAATAGCTGCCACATAGGAACAGCCGTAAGCCTTCTGATACGCCGAGGTCGCGTTGAAGGATTTCGAGAAATAAATACAAAACAGCTTTTGCTGATCAGTCAGCTCCTGATTCTCTGTTACTCTTTTCGCAATTTTCTTAACTTCTCGTTTTGGAACGTTCCCTTTTCTTTGTTTTGGAACGTTCCCTTCCCAATTGTCCAGACTTTTCCATTTCCGAACCTTCCCCTCGGGAACTCCCAATTCTTCAGCTATATCCTTTAGTTTTTTCTGTTTACCAGAGTTGAGCCATAGCTGATACGCAAGGTCTCGCTCCGGACTCCGTGCCCTCGGCATCAGCCATCACCTCGCTATTCGTCGTTTTGTCAAAAACAAAATTGGCGGGCCCTGCGACCCGCCTGGCATGGCTTATAACGCGCTATCGGCCTGCGCGTGCCGGGAAAGCCCCGAGCAACTGTTTAGCAAAAACATGCCTCTGCATGTAAATGAGCGGCGCACCTTTGACAGTACGCCGCCCCACTTTAGAAAATGGAAGAACAAAATGGTAGCAGCAGAAACGGAGCAAAACATATACAGGAGGTGACTTTGCCCGCTTGCCTATGCAGGTTTCTCGATTCTGCACGATAGTAGAATAGCATAAAGCTTACTGTCATACACTGTCACAAACTGTCAGGATTAATAATAATTTTCGACAACCCGATCCTACGCCAGCGGTGCACAGACTCAACAGACCTATCCATAATCTCTGCTATCTCCTCGTAAGTGTAATTATCGATAAAGTGAAGCATCAGGACGCGCCTGGCCTGATCATAATCGACTGCCTCGATAGTGGCCGATACTTCGCACATAATCGTAATTGCCTTTTTCTGCGCTGCCTTCCAGTCATGGAGCAGATCGTCTATGCGAACGAAATAGTCCGACAAATCATGCTCGGTGTTGTGGGCTTTCGGCATGTCGCCGCCCTCGTAGCTGATGCCTTTAATGCTCATCATCTCGGACTTGGCACGCTCGATCCTGTGCTGTATATCTTTTACTTCTGCCTTTGCCACCTGATAGCGGGATAGATACAACGCCGCTTCTCTCTGCATTTCCTTGTATGTCATCATGCCTCCCGGAAGAAATCCTCTCTGTCTCTCATCTGCTGCGACGTGTGCCGTGAAGCGTAGAGCTGTGCCTTGCGCCTGCCGATCCTTGCGGCCATCTGGTCGAGCACTCGGCCTGTGTAGGTGTCGATGTTTGCGCAGGAGGCAGCTTCCCGGTTTGTAATCTCGTGCTTTTCAAAGAATCCCGTCTCGGGATCGCGGATCTCCATGGCGATGAGGACACCCGGCCCCATCGGGAGAATCTTGATTTCAAGTCCTGTGTCGCGGGCATAGCTGATAAAATCAAACAACTTCTTTTTCCTCCCTTGGTTGTGTGTAGGCATCATGGACGTCAATCCCGACTTCCTTCAGGCATACGGCCCGGAGCCGGTCGCCGTCGAGGCTGTACTCCGTGCGGATCTCGTCGATCTGACTGTAGATCCGGCTGAGACGGTCGAAGCCAAAACCATACTTGCGATGCAGGGCGACCATCAGGCAGGCCATCACCTGCGCAGCGACCCATTTCGTCTGCTGCTGCCGCATATAGGCCCACTGGGCGTTGCTCATGGGCTTTGCGGGGAAGGTGCCGTTGAGATAGGGCAGATCGTGCCAGGATTTTTCGTTCCCGATCTGTACCTCGATACCCGTCTCCTCCTCGCACATGCAGAGCATGGATTTCTCGTTGGTGGACGCGCACGACTGCCAGACCTCGCCGGTGATGTCGAAAAGACTGATGATCGTCTGCTTCTTCTTGTCCCAGTAGAGGTAAAGCGCGAGGGCGGTCGCGGAGTAGAGTATCATGCACTGCTTGCGGCCCTCGGTCTCGATGGCGTCACAGGCCCGCTGGTAGGCCGTCCGGTGCTTACGTTTCTTGCCCATCCCGCTCCTCCTTCTCAATCTTCGGGCACGGCTCTGAGCCAAGCACCAGAGGCTTGCCCCATCTGCTCAGTCCCCTTGCGCACCGTATAGCGTCCCAAATGGTTTCTGCTATAAGCATATCCTCTGTCTTTTCTGTGAGGTATCCGTGTGGCTCGAAAGCAATGCGGAAAAAGGCTTTCATAAGTTCCCGCATGTGGTCGCGGCGGGCAAGGTACAAATCAAACAGTCTTTCGTGCTGTGGATTGTCCGGCGACAGGTCTGCGCCCATGCTCGCAAGGTCATCGCAAAAGTCCATGTCCTGCCCCATCCGGAGCCTAAACCATTCTTCGACAGCATTCTGTACGATTTGCAACTGTTTCTCCGTCAGCTCGATAGTGTATTTAGCCATCCTGCTCACCTCGCATCTTCTCGAGGACTGCAGCAATCTCAGGGAAGTGTCTGCCGGTCTTGCGCATTACTTCGTATTTATCAATCATGCAATATGTTTTCCCTTCCTTGTCAATATATCTGTCAATTTCTGTGCCGTCCATTTTGAGGATGACGAATCTTTTTCCGCTCTCGTTTTCAAACTCATCGCCAACGCAAAACCGTTTCTCCTGCTCATACTGCCGGATTTTCTCGATGGCTTCGGATGCGTCATACTTGAGGATCACTTGAAGCGCAGTGCACACAGCGGAATAGCACTCAGGGAAGATATTGAGCATGTATCCTTCCGGCATGTGAATAATCTTCCTTGCCGCTTCCCATGCCCGAACCAGGCCAAGCTGTTCCGCCTCCAACCTGACCCGCTCAAGATCGGGCTGTCTCACCCTCTCCGCTTCACGCCCCGCTTTATACCCGTCATTGTAGGCATCCGCTTTGACTTGCTCAAGGTCGGGTTCAGTGTAGGGCGTCAGGTCTTCGACCGGAATCGGTTTCGCCGAAATCTGACCATCAGGCGTTAGACCAAAAACAATGATGCCTTTGAACTCGCTCGGGCAATTATCAAGTAACTCAATGATAAATTTCTTTCCCACGTTCTCACCCCCGCTTGAAATCGTCCCAATCTTTGTCCATGTCACGAAATCCCTTGATAATGATTGCGAAAATCACCACAAAGAAAATCAGACAGACGACCGCTCCGACAACCGAAATGACTGTGTAGAGTTTAAGCAACGGTATTCCGTATGCTTCCAATGCCGATATGATTTTATCTATGCTCTGCTCTGTCATACTTCTCACTCCTCTCCACTTGTATACAATGTCCCGTCAGCGTTGTATCTGGGGCACACGCCAACACCGTAACCAGTGTGGAACACGATGTACTCAACGCCTGTCTCTTCGTCCTCATAAGTTATGGCCGCCATGGCTATGTTCAAGCTTTCATGGTCTACTTTTTTCCATCCGCACAATCCGAGGATGAGCAGGATGGATGCTGTGATTGCGATGATATATTTTTTCATGCTTCTCACTCCTTTTCTTTCTTGTAAAACGGACAGTTATACCTCACAAGCTGACCAGGTGCCGGTTTAAGCCAGCAGTCTTTGTTTTTGCAATTATTACAGTCTCCCGTGCTTACAATGTTCCGATATGCCATCAGGCAGTCAAGGATATAGGCCACGCTTGCTATCGCTTCATCAAGTCTGCTCATGTTTTGTCCTCCTCGTGATACTTGCTATACATCAAGAGATACTCAGCAATCTCCCGGATTTCAGCATCAGAAAACATGTCAACTTCTATCTGCGCTCCCGGCTCCGGAACTGGCCTAAAGGCAAGGGCCGCTCCGAGCTTCATAATCGGAGTGACGGTTGAGAGTTTCATGCCGTTGATAATTTTCTGCGCTACTGTGATGGGGCTATCAGTGTCTTCGATCTGTATCATGCTTTGCCCTCCTGATATGGCTCCGGAAGCGGACGCCATGCTACTGCTTCATCGCACAAATCATATCCAGAGTCGAGCGCGCACTCTTCGCCACTACCGTCGAAAAAAGTATCCATTTGCACGGGTTCATGTCTGTTATTGTTTACAGTGATAAGAATTTCCTGACCATCTTCCGGCAGTTCGCAGTCCATGATGTAATCAAACGATGAGCAATCATCTTCTGTTGTTTTTCTACAGCGGAACGGCCTCCACCTGTCCTTTTCCTGCTGTTCCAGGGCGGCGATTGCGAGGGCAACGGCCTCCGCGATCTGTTCTGCCGGGGTCGGGCTTCCATCATCCCTGTAGAAATACACATCGTACCGATTGAGAATTTTGATTGCTTCTCTATTCTCCATTTGCCCATTCCTCCATTGACTTTTCCCACTGTTTATATGCCTGCTTCCACTCTACGGTTTCAAATCCTTTTTTTGTAAGGCAGTATCCATTGATAGGCGGTCCGGCATCTGCGATCAGTTCTGTGTATTCCCCGTAACTTACTATCGCAGGACACCCCTGTGATGTGTAACAGATAACACCATCTGAGATAAGTTCTTTCAATGCCTTTCTTGCCCTATATTTCGTGAGACCATTAACGCATTCAAGGATGTTGCTTATCGGCACAACCGCTCTATCCGGAGCATACATGGCTGTGTATGTGGAAATTTCACACGATATTAGCATCGAGAAAATCTTTTCCTTTGCCTCCCTGTTCTCCATAAATCCTCACTCTTTGCTGATTTACTTTGCTTATTTGCAAAAACTTTGCAAAACTGTTTGCTTAATCGCCAAAAACCGGCTGTTTCCGCACACGCCATCTCTCAGGCTTTGGATTTGTCACAGACTTCGTGGGCCTGCGTGCGGACATTTACACCTGCACCGCCTTGTCAATTTAACTCGCCTGTAACTTGCCTACTTGCAATCATCCTCATATTTCGTCAGGTCAATCAGCGGGCAATCCGGCATCCGGCCTTCGTCATATCCGATGTCATAATCATCAAAAAAGTTCCCCGTTGCTCCGCATCTCCATGTATCGTCATTACACGGGCATGTCTCGCATGTACGTGGCATTGGTCGGTCAAGTGCGATCATAGTCCGCATGCCTCCTTTATCGTTGCAGGGCGAGTCATAAAGCCAAGCCTGCACTCAGCTTCTCTACGGGCGCTGGCCCAGATGATCCTCCGCGGTACGAGCGTCAGCCGGGGCTTGCCGGCGTCTGCTTTTGCTGTCTGATTTTCGATAAGCATAGATAATATTTTTCCTCTTATTTTTATATAATTTTATATAATTCTATTGACTTTTTATGCATTTTTATATAAAATATAATCATCAAGGAGGTACATCATGACACCAAGGAACAAAGCCATCAAAGAGCTTAAGAAAGCCGGGTACACGAATCTGATACATGGTGCAAAGCATGACAGATATAAGAACCCGATGTCCGGCAGGAGCATTACTCTTAAACGCCATGATTTCGATGAAGATGACCTTGCGTACATACTCAAAGAAATCAAAGAGAACGAAAACAAAAAGCCCGGGGAGCGATAAGCTCCCCACCTTTTCCAGGGAGGTTGATTATGAAATATACCTATACAGCTGTAATTACCCCGAACGATGATGGCTCCAAGTTCTACTGCCGTGTCCCTGATCTTCCCGGATGCATTACAACCGGAAAAGATCTCAACGACGCGATTGATATGATCGAAGACGCCGCCAGTATCTGGCTTGTCGGTGCTGAAGATGAAGGATTGCCTGTAATCCCGGCAACCCCTCAGACCGAAGTTCCGCATGATGATAATGCAATTCTTACCGTGCTGCAGATTGATACGATGCTGTACCGTGCCTCGATCGATTCACGCGCTGTCCGCAAAAGCGTTTCTCTTCCGGCATGGCTTGCTTCTTTGGCTGACAAGCATGGCCTCAACTGCTCTCAGATCCTTCAGGAAGGACTCATGTCTAAGCTCAATGTATAATCTCCTTGATGCTGCGGCGGTCATTTGGCCGCCGCTTTTTATTGTTACGCAAACGCCAGCTGCCCGCTTCTTTCGAAGTAGGTCACAGGCGCAGGCTCCCTATTTCCCGTTCTCAGATACCTGCAGTTGGCTTCAACAAGCTTCTGGGCCATGATCGGAACCACACTATTCCCGATCCGCGCCACCTGAGCGCTCTTTGGGTATGGCCTCCATAAATAATCGCGGTCAATGATGTAATCCTTTGGGAATCCCTGCGCAAGTTTCAGCTCCTCCGGGGACAGCATCCTGAGAAAAATGTCTATAATGCAATATTCACTTCCGAGAATGGTAATCAGGGCAAATCGTTCTTTTGTCACAACCGTGTGTAGCGGTTCATTCAAGGACTGGCCCGTCCCGCTTCCGTAATACTCAAGGATGAACTGCGATACCCATGTACATTTCTGAGCGGTTTCATCATCAATGCCGGATCGCTTCAGCTGTTCCCATTCCACGGCATAAACTGTGACCTGTCCAAAATGTCCAGGTGAAGTTGTGACCGTATGCAGAGGCTGCATAACGCTCTGGCCAGAGCCTGATTTATAGAACTTTTCCAGGAAGGAAATTACAAGTCCGTATCGGTTACTTGTATCAATCGTCTTAATTGGCTCTGTAACAGCTTGTCCTCTCGGATCCTTTGTTGTCTCCGAATGATATTGAATCAGGAACGGGCTGATCAGGCAGTGTTCATTCTTTGTCACAATGGTAGATAAAGGATTCTCGACATCCCTGTTTCTTTCTTTGGCAAATCCTGTCTGTCCAATCTGCATGATATAGGGAATCACGACTCCATAACCGTGCTTTGCTGTTATTGTTGATAATGGCTCGTGTACGCTCTGCCCTCTGAAACCTTTGCCTCCATGATTGACAACTACTATGAATGGTTCCGGATTCTTGAAAACGAATTTCTCAAGTCCTGCAGCTGTTCTCTTCATTGTCTTTTCGGCAAGGGGTTTCTTTCGTCCGAATATCGATTTTCCAAAATCAAGAAGATCAAGATATTTCCAGATCGGCTCCCACACCTTTGTCCCTGGAACATCTCCGTCTTTACTGTGTGTCTGTACAGGCCAGACGATGGGTTTCCCGTCACACCGGAATATCGCATACCAGCGTTTACGGGTCGTTGGTGCACCGTAATCAGCTGCTACCAGTTCTCTGCAGTCAAATACATACCCGAGACTTCGGAGTGCCTGAATAAATAGACGATACTCTTCTCCTGTTTTCTCTTTGATCGGGTGCCCTGAGCTGTCCAATGGGCCCCATTGCTGTATCTCCTCGACATTTTCCATGATGATCACATCGGGTTTGATAGCTTTCGCGTGCTTGTAAACAGCCCACGGAAGCATCCTTATTCCGCTGTTACGGGGTTTCCCGCCTTTCGCTTTACTGAATTGAGTGCAGTCAGGAGACGCCCACATTAATGCAACATGTCTGCCTTTTACGTATTTCTGCAGGTCAACTTTAAAAATATCCTCTGTCAGGTGCAGTGTGTCCGGGTGATTAGTCTTATGCATCAGGATTGCCGCAGGGTCGTGATTAATCGCTATATCAGGACTTCTCCCCAGCGCCATCTCGATCCCGACAGATGCGCCGCCTCCTCCGGCGAAGCAGTCTATGATTAAGCTATTCTTCATCAGCGGCCTCCGTTTCCTCTTCGCCTATAAAATCAAACAGTGTCGGCATCTCTCTTTCGTTGTCAGCTGCTTCCAGGTATCCGACTCCGTCCCGGAAATAGTCCGGGTTCAATTCGCAACCAATGCCGTAACGGTTCATCTTAACCGCCGTCATCGGGACTGTCATGATGCCGCCGAACGGGTCATAAACGATCTCGCCCTCATTCGAATAGCGCTCAATGATCCTCTCCACGATGTCGATCTGCAAAGGGCAGACGTGCATCTGCAGCCTGCGGCGCTTTTGGTTGGCGTTGAGCGTGCGCATTCGGTTGATATCGTCCCAGATTTCCATCTGGTTCCAGGACGCCGGCGGGCACGCCATGAACGTAGCTGGGAGCCTGCCGTAAGCGTCCATGATCTCGTACATCTTCAAATGATCTTCAAAGCGGTACACGCTGTTTCTCGAGAATTCTTTATATACACGCCCCAACGCTCCCGGATCGATAGCTTTGAGCTCTTCTTTGTCAAGGAGCCTGTCACCCGACGACCTCCAATATGCATTAGCGTCAAGCTGCCAACGGGCGCGCGTATATTTCTCTTTGTCCTTCGTTACCGGGATATCCGCATACGCATTTTCACTGTTTGTCTGTTTTTTTCGGAACAACAAAATATATTCAGGGCATCCGACACCCATCTTGGATCCGTCCTTGCACTGCTCTGTCCAGCCGAGACGATATGTCTGGTTGTTTTCCCTCACAACGTCTGTCAATACAGTGATCATGCCGATGTAATAAAAGCCATGCTTTTTGTAGTGATTAATCACATCGACGTGGAATGCGTCCATCGTAGGAAATCCGCACCCTGTGACGTTGCCGAATAATACCCTGTCCTTGACATGGATCGCGGCGATCCGTCCAGGCTGCAATACTCTCAGGAGTTCGGGCGTAAGATAATCCATCTGCTCAAAGAAGCGCTCAAGATCCTGATTGTGTCCGAAATCGTTGTAGCTATTGGCGTATTCATAATGGTTTCCGAATGGTATCGAGGTATGAATGAGCCCGACAGAATCCGCTTTCATTGTTCTTGTGTACTCTACACAGTCATTATTTACCGCTTTGTAATGCTTTCCTTCGATCTCCACAGAGTCCACCCCCATCTTTCTTTCCAGCCGCTTGAACTTATCCGTCGTATTGAGCCCATATTTTTTTACAATCTCGATCATCTTCTCGACCATGCGGTTGTGGTTTCTCCACTTCTCTTCCAGAGCCGTTTTGATCTCCCTTTCAGACTCCATGTAAATGATGTCTATTACCACCTGATCCTCTTGCAGGAATCTGTAGCACCTGTGGATTGCCTGTATAAAATCATTGAATTCATAGTCGATTCCAACGAATATCTCCCTGTGACAATGTCTCTGGAAGTTGCAGCCGCTGCCTGATAGTGATTTTTTTGTAGCAAAATACTGCACTTCTCCATTTGAGAACGCAATCACGCGCCGTTCGCGTTCGTCATAATCCATGCTCCCGTATATGTCGACCGTTCCAGGAACCTGTCTTTTGATCTCTTCCCGTTCATCTTCCCGATCATGCCATATCACGAAATGATCTTCCGGCGATTCTCTGATGATCTCTGCCGCTTTTCTGACTCTATCTCCGATCGTGTCCTTTTTAACATGCGCGGCTTCTTTTAAGCCTGCTGCCGCCTGTTCGAACAACATAATCTGTCCATCCTTGTCCATGGCTTTTCCGTATTCGATCGGCAGCTCATGCCAGTTCACCTGTAAAGGCGGCAATATATAGCCTTCGTCGGAATATTCCGGGTTGAGATCAGACGGCTTTGTGATGAACAGGGCCCATGATGAAATCCATAACCAGAATTCATCTTCCATGTTGGGGTACAGTGTCAGGTTATTAGCTTTTGTTGAATCCCTCTGAAAGAACCTCGTGAGCGCCTGCCCTGTGTCCATTACCTCCAGATATCCGGCATAATGGATCAGCTCTTTGTACCTGTTCGGCGATGGTGTCGCCGTGGCAACGAGTTTGTATTTCACACCTTTGAATTTGTCCAAAAACGTCTGATAAGTCT